CGACTCCATCAGGGAAGGAGGCAACCACGCCATGACATAGCATTCCTGCGAGGTAGCGTCGTGCGGCTGCAATGCCCGCGCAGTCACGCACGACGCGCCTTGCAGGGGCGCACGGCCCCTCGCACGGCTGCAAGCCCTAGCAGACAGTGAATCTAGCTAGCTAGCAGCCGAGGGGCGCGGCCGAGCGAGCGCAGCGAGCGATAGCTTTACGGCCGCTGGCAACGGGTGTAAAAAGCCGCCATGGCCTGGTCCTATCTCGCTAACATCCTAGAAGATGGCGAGCCGCTCAGCCTCCCGCCGAAGGAACAGCTCGATGACACCGACCGCCTGATTCTCCAGCTGGCCCTGGAGGGGAGCCATCTCCCCGAGATCAGCTCCCGCGTCGGCCTGCCCGAGGACGACATCCGCAGCAGACTGCGCCATCCCCTCCTGCAAGAGCACCAGGGCAGGGTGGAGCGGCACGTCGCGCAGAAGCTCACCCGAGCGGGCGACTACGAGCCACTCCAGGCAGCCAGGGCGGAAGCACCCAAAGCGATGGCCAGGATGATCCAGCAGAGTCGGACGGAGCGGGATCCTCGGGTCAGGCTGCAAGCCCACCAGGCAGTGCTCAAGTACGCCGGCGTCGAGCCAGCCCGCAAGCTGGAGATCACCACCCCCGACAAGATTCTCGACCAGATGACTCCCGACGAGCTGGCGCTCTTCGCCGCCAAGCGCCTCTGGCCAGCCAGGTTCAAGGAAGCACTCCGCGCCTTCATCGCGCCCTCGATCGACGTGACTCCCGAGCCGAAGCGGAGGCTTGCGCCCCCCGACGAGGGGCGGTCTCCCTTCACGATGGCTCCCTCCGCTGATCTACCGGCATCGACGCTTCCACCCCCGCCGGTTGACAGACCCGCCCCTCCCCGGTAGCAGCTCGTCTGCCATCACCAGCTCCACCGGCACTGGGGTAGCTGGGGCCACCTTCGGGAGCTTGTCCCTCCTTCGGTCGCGCCCCGCTACCCCCGCTGCCAAGGCAGCGGGCCGGCTCCGCGCTGCGCGCTGGTCGCCTATCACGCAAGCCCCCGCTGTGCTACATCGAGGCATGCCGCGTCGGCCGCTCGCTCCGCTCGGCTGGCTTCGCCCTCCGGGCAGAGCGCCAGCGAAGAGGGAGTGAGCTATGCCTCGCCGCCCAACCGTGGTGCCCGTCATCCCGATCGAGCACGCGCGCCCCATCGAGGTCGATCATGGCGGCGAGCCCTTCCGGCTGGACCTCCCCGAGAGCGAAGAGCTGGCCCTCGCAGCACGGGCACGCCTCCGCAGCCTCCAGCGCGAGCACTCCACCTCCTACCGAGACTCCCCATATAGATTTCTCACAGAATGCGTCTGGACGCTCGACCAGGCGACCCAGCAAGTCCGTCGCTTCCCCGATTACCTCGATCCCGCTCCCACCTGCCCCTGCCAGCCGGGCGGCTGCAAGAATTTCATCGACCACCTCACCCAGCAGTGGCTCACCCACAAGCGCTATCTCGTCCCCAAGAGCCGACGTGTTCTGGTTTCGTGGACGATGGTGGCTCTCCATACATGGCTTGCCCGATTCTACCCCGGCACTACTGTGGCCTTTGTCAGTCGGAAGCAAGGGCTTAATGATAGTGAAGGTGCTGCTGAGCTTGTTCGCAGAGTTAAATTCATTGAAGAACACCTGCCGGCGGACATTGAGCCGCTTCCCTTTCAGTACAACTTTGCTCGCCTCAAGTACCCCTCGATCGGCTCCGAGATCATCGGCGTGGCCCAGGGCGCAGACCAGCTCCGCCAGTACACCCTGACCGCCATCTTCGCGGACGAGATGGCCTTCTGGGAGCTGGCGCACGACACCTACTCCGCCTCGATCCCCACCCTGGAGGGTGGCGGACGCTTCACGGGTGTCAGCTCCGCCAACCCTGGCTTCTTCAAGCAAGCCGTCTTCGACAATTTGTGAGAGGACTCACAAATTGCACGCTTACGCTGAAACACGGACGGACAACCTCTAGCGGGTCGCCCAGATGACACGCCTAGAGGTGATGCGGGGTGGTGACACGGCTGGGGATGGTCCCCAGCCCGTAGTGGACAAGGCAGCTGCGGATGGGCGTGTCACCATCCCGCTGGTTTCCTGGCTAGCATGAGTCAGTACCTTCAGCTAGCCGCGCCGCAATAAGGAGGTCCGATGACGAGTCCCTGGTTCCTGGCAGGCATGCTCGCCTCGATCGGCTCAGCAGCCGCTGGCGCTGCCGCCACCGCTGGCTCCGCCCTCGCCTCCGGAGCCTCCGCCGTGGGCTCCGGGCTCGCCTCCGCCGCTGGCTCTGCTGGGGGCGCGCTCCAGAGCGCGGCAGGCTCGATCGGCAACGCGCTTGGCATCGGCGGCGGAGGGGGTGGCGCTGGGGCAGCGCCCGGCTCGGCCACCGCTGGCATCGAAACAGCGGGGGCACCGGGTGGGACAGGGTCGGCAGCGCCGCTCGGCCAGTCCGGTGGCCTCCCGCAGATGGGCGAGACCCAGACTGGCCCCCACGGCTTGCAAACGATCAAGCATCTCATCTTCCATGCTGGTGGCGACCAGCCCTCCCCGGCCATGTCCGGGGGCTCGATCATGCAGGCCGGCTCCCCCACCGCCCTCGCGGACCAGGTCGGCTATGGGGTAGGCGGCAGCCCCTACCCGGCCGCCGCGAGCACGCCCACCCTCGACTCCCTCACCCAGGGCGTCCCCGGCGCAGGCGGCTCGGTCAACACCCCCTTCGCGGCCAACCCGGCCGGCACCACGGGAGCCAACCCGATCCAATCCCCCCTGCTCACCCAGCTCACCACCGGCTCCAACTACATGACCGATCCGCTCTCCCCCACCGGCCCCTTCGGGAGGTTCACGCAACAGCTCTCCCCGCAGACCCGCGCTCTCCTCACCGCCACGCTCATGCAGAGGGGACGGCAACGCCAATTCGGGCTGCTCGGCCAGGGCCTCGGTCTCATGGGTGGGGGCAGCGGCTAGCGCCTCGGGCTGGCGCTACGCGCTTGCGCCCTACTGGAGGAAGAACCAGCAATCTGCTAGACGGCCCAGCAAGGAGGTCTCATGGCTGCGACGATCACCGCCACGGGGACGTGGACCACGATCAACGTCGATTTCTCGAAGACGCCGAAGACCGGCCCGAACACGATGGTCGGCAACTCGATGCAGCTGGAGCAGCTCAAGTCTCAGGATCTCCCCGAGCTGACCCAATTCGTGCAAGCCTTCGCGGACGGCTACGGCATTCCCTACAACGTCGCCAAGGCAGTGCTAGATAGCATCTGGCATGGCTTCATGAATCGGGAGACGCCCTCGGTATCGAGGGTGTACGCAGCCTGATGGCCGCCTGGGACCCGAAGCTCCCCGCCCCGATCCAGGTGGGGAAGGTGAACCAGGACCTCCTGGCCCTCACCACCGACTGCAAGATCACCTGGTACAACACCCTCCCGCCGAACGAGTCCACCAACCCCGGCTGGGATCAGTGGAAGCGGATGCTCTCCGTCCCGGCCTGGAATCCCTAGACAGGTAAGGTGATGGCAAACTTTATCCAGAAGGCGATCAAGAAGCCCGGCCAGCTCCATCGCGACCTGGGTGTCCCGCAAGGCCAGAAGATCGGCAAAGCCAAGATCGCGGCTGCCGCCAAGAAGGGCGGCAAGATCGGCCAACGCGCCCGCTTCGCCCAGACGCTCGGCAAGCTCGGGCGGAAGAAGAGGGGGTAGTCACCATGCAACAGCAGACGAGCCAGCTCCCGCTCACGCTCCGCATCCCCGCGCTCGCGGACGCCGTGCGCTCCACCCGCGCGATGAAGGAGCAGTACGAGCAGGAGGAAGCCCACCTGATGGACGAGCTGGCCCAGGCCGAAGCTCAGGTCTTGGGCGGCGAGGGCAAGGCCGAGGGCGCGCAGCTCTCCGGGCTCATCAAGGAGGGCGACAATCCCTACGCGGGTGCCCCCGCCTCGGACAACCCCGAGGGCGACCGCGTGGATCCCGTCTCGGGAAAATCCTCTGGCGACGCCGGGCATGGTGGGAGCGCGTCGCCGCACAGCAAGGCTCACCACAAGTGATGGCCCTGGCAGCGGCAGCCCCCCTGGCAGCGCCGGTGCCTCTCGACACCATCCCGCCACCCACGACATGGACCTGGGACGCCGCCAGCGGCTACGTCCCGGTCCCAGGGAGCTAGCATGCTTGACTGCCAGAAGCGCCCCGAGCAACCCGAGCCCGACCCAGACGAGTCGATCGCCCCTGGTGACGAGCCTCCCGCCGACGAGGCGATCGAGGACGACGACGACGACGGCGACCCGGCATAGCCGTCTCGCCGCAAGGAGGAAGCCATGCCTTTGACGATCACCATCACCGGCACCCCCGATCCCGGCCAGCCTGGCGTCCTCGGCCAGTACGTCGGCGGCTCCG